AAGTCAAAGATGCCCATTGTTAAAACCTCACCAAGATGGTTGCGCCGGTATGATCACCCTGCTTTGCGCGTTCTTTTTGCAATTCTTTTGCGTATTCTTGCCGGTAAAAGTTCCGCGCGTCAATTAAATCAGTAAATGACATTTTTGTCAGTGACCGCCCGTTGATGCTGTAACTAGCAACATCTGCATCCGCTTTGCCTTGCAAGACGCTTTCGATCTTATCGATCATTACTTGCGCGTGACTGCGCGGGTCAACATTGTCATCAAGATCAAAATCAATATCCAGCGTGCCGGTGTCGATGATGATCCGGTTGCTGGTCGCTGTTTCTGTGATCTCTAGCTGCCAGTGATAATGACCTTTTGTGAAAGATGCGCTATCAGTGCTGGCAATTGTAAATAGATAATATGTGCTAGTTTCTGTCGCTGTTACTTTTATTTCGCTGCCGCCGCCGGATATTCTGGCGACCCATTCTGCGCTATGCGTGGCAACAGGATAGTCGCCAACAATATCTTCACGTTTCCATTGAACAAAATCACCGATTGCAAATTGCTGCGGTTCAGTTGTCGGTGCATTATCTGTATTGAAAAGGTTTGCCATTATTTACCGCCAGCTATTAACAAAGCCACCCTGCTTCGGGCGGCGTGCAAGTGGATTAGACTGTTGCGGCTGCGGTTGTGTTTCTGGTTCCGGCGCATTGACCACCCTATCGGCAACAGCGTTAATATTCAGTGACAAGATGCAAAGTGCCGCATATGCGTACACCCTGCAATCAAGTGCTTCATTCCTTGTGCGTGTCTTGACAAAATCCCGCCTTGGAAAGCCTTTTTGGTATTTAGTGACAATTTTTTCACTGTTAGCAAGTTGCTGATAATACTCATCTGACCGTCCGGCTGGGAAGTGGCAAAACCCTGCACCCTCCGATTGTACCTTTAATCTTGAGAAAATCAATTCCTTGATCGGAAAAGTGCCGATTGCAAACAATTTAATCTTGCCAATGTTGTTTTTGGTCGGTCTGCTAACCAGTGGCCGTTGTTCCCCGCCCATACCTTTGATCGCAAATATGCGCCGACCTTCGCGTGGCCGGACAAAGTTATAGACCGCTTGTGTGTAATGACCGCCACTATCTATCGTGGCTGCGCGGATGCCTAGTTGTCTGCCGCTTTCGGTCACATATCCGGCTTTTAGGATGTTATCAAGGTCATTCCACAAATGCGGCGTTGATGGATCGCCATATAGCGTTTTGTAATCCAGCGACCAACTTTCCTCATCACGCCCCCATCCGACAATCTCCAATTCAAGCCGGTCATCTTGAACGTCAATGCCAGCGGTGACGACCACAATGTCATCTGGCACCGCATCGCCCCATTCATCTTCGCGACTTTGGAAATCAATATCACCGACAGTTTGACCTTCATCTTCCCACGTCTCAGCTAAAAACGTGTTTACAAATACACGCAGCGTCTCCGGCGACTTTTTGGCAACTAGAAAATCACGCGCTGCATCAGCAAGCGGCGTCCAAGGGCTATATAACCCGCTTAGATGAAAACCGGCTATTTTATGCTCTGGATTTTGTGCAACCCACTCACCAGCCCTAACAGCGCGATAACGATCCGCGTCATCCCATACGCTGCCGCAGCCTTCGCATATATAGTTGGCAGTTTCGGGCTTGTCCTTTTCCCATTGCACTTGTGACCATTTTAGCACTTGCTTATGGCCGCAGTCGTGACACGGCACAAAATATTGCCGCTGATCGCTTTCTTCATAGGCTAGTTCAATTCTGGACGCGCCTTTGTTGGTTGGCGTGCTAACCATTACGATTTTGCGGTTATATGTAAAGGTTGACGTTCTTTTCCGGCCTAGATCAATCGGATCGCCCTCTGTACCGGCTGAATGCGGGAACCTGTCTACCTCATCAAAGAAAACGCACCTAACCGGCCTAGATGCCAAGCCAGCCGGTGAATTAGCCCCAACCATAGCAATATAGCCACCAACAAACGATTTTTGCAGCAAGGTGTTACCACTATCGCGGCTGCGCGGGTCTTTCACCGCGTTCTTTAGGGCTGGCGTATCCCGCAGCATAGGAGCAAGCCTGTCATTACTCCACATCTTGCTCATATCCAAAGTTGGCTGCACGACAAGAATAGGTGACGGGTCTTGCGATATATAATAGCCTATAGCGTTATTTATAATTTCAGTCTTGCCGATCTGTGCGCCGGTCATAAAAACAATGGTTTCGGTCGCCGGATCGGAAATAGCACGCATCATCCCGCGTTGGTATGGTGCGCGGTCGGTTGACCATTTACCGGCCTCTGCGCTGCTTTCACGCGAAAGCACGCGATGCTGGTCTGCCCATTCATCAATGGCTAGATCAGGCGGCGGGGCTAGGCTGGTTAATGTTTTCTGCGCTATCTTCGCCAGATTCGCTGCCCCGTAAAGGTTGAGACACTCTGACTTCAACTTCGCTGATTTCTTTAAGGGCATCGTAAATGTTATCTTTCAAAATGCTTTTTACTTCAATCAGTTTTTCAGCGGCGTAAACTTCGGGTGCCACCCGCTGCGGAAAGGCTAACAGCTTTTGCCGCATATTCTGGCTAACATCAATCCAAGCACGTTCCACATCGCTTGCCGGTATAAGTTGTTCCTCAATTTGTGCTTTTTCTAATTCAGCCAAATCAGCGCGGGTTTTAGTCAGTCTGGTGCGGTGCGCGTTGTAATCATCGCCACTGGTGTCGGCCTTAATGGATCGCTCTTTAAGATAGCGGATATAGCCTTGAATGGCTGGCACCAGTTCATAGCGGCCACGCTCCGCTTTCGGTATTACACCCTCTGCCGATAGCTGTTGCACGCGGCGCGGTGTTAAATCTAACAGCTTGCTAATAAAATCAAGCGGAAACGTGGTCGGTGCCATTGTTCATCTCGTTAAATGTTTTGCCGGTTTTTTCGTTAATTGCTATTAAGCCCGTAAAGTCCTGCCAGCGTTTAACAATTACATCGACATATTTTGGATCAAGCTCCATAAGCCTAGCTTGCCGGTTAGTTTTTTCGCACGCAATCAAAGTTGAGCCGCTGCCGCCAAACAAGTCTAAAATTAAATTCCCAGCTTTACTGCTATTTTCAATAGCGCGTTCTGGTATTGTTACCGGCTTTTGTGTCGGGTGCTGATAATTACTTACCTTTTCCCTTTTTATATCCCAAACATCCATTTCATCGTGGTTTGCGTTCCAAGTGTTAAGTTTATCACCTTTAACGCCAAACAAAATGATTTCGTGCTTTGTCCTATAATAAGTGCCAAGACCAAAATAGTTTTTGTTCCAAATTATCATTGCCTTTTGATTAAAGGCATCAGCAAACACGTTTGCCATTTGTGGATAGCGTTTCCAATCAATGCACTCATATATTGACCCGCCATCTACAATTACTTCCCAAAGCATTGAGTTGATATCAATTAAAAACTCATCAAACGCCTCTTGAGTCATTTTATCGTTCATAATGCCGCCCCAAGGCTTGCGGCGCGATTTGTCCACCCGCGATGAATAATCTGCATTATATGGCGGATCAGTAAAAACCATATCCGCCTTTTTGTTTTCCATCAGTTCATCAACTGCATCGATGCTGGTGCTATCCCCGCACATAACCCTATGCCGCCCAAGATGCCAAATATCGCCAAGAACGGTCACTGGCGTTTCCGGCTCCGGTGGCACTTGATCCTCGTCAACTAGCCCCTCTGTTATAGCTTCGGCCATTAACGCGGCAAGTTCATCATCATTGAAGCCGGTCTTGCTTAGATCGTAGTTTTCCAGATCAAGGTCGGCTAATTCTAACGCCAGCAAGTCGTCATCCCATTTCGCCTCTTGGCTAACGCGGTTGTCAGCTATGCGATAGGCTTTGATCTGGTTTGCCGTTAGGTCGGTTGCAATATGAATCGGCACTTCTTTCAAGCCTAGCTTGCGAGATGCCGCCAAGCGCGTATGTCCAGCGATTACAACCATTTCAGCGTCAACCACTATTGGCTGCCGCCATCCAAATTCTTTTAATGAACCGGCAACTTTATCCACCGCCGC